CCGTTAGGTCTGACAGAACTTGGTCTATCTCTCTGGTGCTGATCTTTGCCGATGTCCCGCCAACGCCAATAAAAACGCCAATGCTTTCCTGCTTGCCGCTTCCAACAAATGCAATCGCCTCTTGGAACACAGCAACAGCATGGGTTCCCACCGCCCCGCGCGTGACCTGTGCCCCGCTAATGCGCTGGAATGGGAAGCCTGCGCCCCCGACATTGGAAAACACCTCGATAGTGTAGCGATTGACCGCGTAGACCTCATTTCGAAGCTTTTGAACGGAATTGATAGGGTCTGGGTCAACCTCAGAGGAACCGTATTTCAGAGGGTCAACAGCCGTAGGATCGTTCAGCTCGGTGACGACAAGGCTTTCCCCGTCCGTGGTCATAAAATAACTGTCTACCCAAATAACATCTAAGACCGTGCCAAGATCTGGGTCAGTTACCCTGCTTAGAATAACGCCATCCCAATAGTAGAGGCCACCACCGGACGCGATAGCCAGGAGGTCAAAGCTGTACGTCATTGTCACCGGGCCACCCGGCCCAACATCTCCCAGCGTAGTTACAGTTCCGTCTGTTTCAACACGAACAAGGCTTGTTCCCATCACCCGGTAACACTGGCCGCGCCACTCAATGCCACCACGCCCCACGCCGGGGCCTTCGCCGTTGCCAACGATTCCATCTGCTGGCTTCAGATACCCGCTAGAAATACCTTGCTCCTTTGGGATGGGGACAAGGTTAATCGGGTAGCTGGTGCGATACTCTGGCGATGAATCGGCAAAGATACCTGAGATAATGGGGATTTGCATTTCTTACCCTTACGAAGAAGACACGCGATACCATGTGAACGACTGAGCGTCATACCGGAGCCGGAACGCATCGCTTGCAGACATAGAACTAGGCGCACCTGATACCGCAGAAGCTCCGTTCCCATCAACTGTGAGGGCGGTAATCTGCTGAGTGCTTACAATCAAGATTTCCGACTTGTCAGGAACACCAGCCGAAGTAGGTAATGTGATGGTGCCAGCAGCATAAGCCGCATCTGGGGTGATGATTAGCCATGTGCTTGGCTCAGAAACTAGAATGTTGAACCCGCTAATATTTGGGCTGGCGTACTGGGTTGTCAGAACAGTTTTGCCCCCTGCCTCTGCTGGCAGTCCCAACCAAGTCTTTAGGTTGGACAGGGAAAGTGACACGTCACCACCGAACTTGGTGGACCAAAGGCGAATAAGGTCAGATCCGCTTGTTTCGTCTACGGTTTGGCGCAATAGTCTGTTTGTATCAGTCACGGGTCACTTCCCCCTCTTTAATGTCACTATCATTTGCAGAGAGCGAAACCCTTCGGTCCCACTTCCAGCCAGCTCCAGCAGGAATAGACGTGGCGTCCATTTCTCGCTGTGGAATAGTCATTGATTTTCGCGTCATCAGCTTCTTGCCTTGGCGCGCGGCAATCTTTGTCTCTCTGGACGGGGCCTTGCCAAACCCTGGGGCAATATCCACTGCAAGGGCACAGATAACACCGCGCACCGCGTCAACAGGCAGGCCGCTATCTGCGTCCAGGTCGTCAACAAGCTCAGAGTTAACAGAAGGCCAGCCAACCTGTGCACCATTGCCGGACCACTGCGCAAGCAATGCGTTCAAGCGCAACAGCGCGTCCTGCAAGTCCTCTGGCTGCAAGTCATACGCATAAGAACCCATGCCAATTTCGGCATGAGCCTGATTAATGATTGTGCGCTTGGTGTAAGACATTACTCAGCCTCTGGCTTTTGCTTTGGAGGGCGACCGCGCCGGGGCTTAACCTCTTCCACTTGGGCGTTAAGGTGTGCCTCATGGGCGTCTAGTGGCGTCTTGTGCCATCCTTCTGCCATTTGGTCATCAACTGCGTCCTCATCAACAATGAGAGTATCAACCATCACTTCGTGCAGCTTTTGACTGCCTGGGGCCTTGTAGAGCATTACAGTCATTTCTTCTTCCCTCCTTTGCGAGGATAGCCTTTTTTCTTAGACATTTATCAGATCCCTTTTGCCAAGAGTATAGCGGGGCCGTTAAGCCCCGCCAAATGTTTTAGGTCTGACTAAACATCATCAAGCCAGCGTGTTCTGGCAAGAGCATTGCAGTGCCAAAGAACACATCAAGACGATACTTGCAGGACAGGTCAAGAATGTCGCCTTGGCGCGTCATCAAGACGCTCACGCCCTGGTCAGTAGTTGCGGACATAGAGGTCAAACCCGCGTCGGTAGGGATTACCAGACGGGAAGGCAGAAGCTCCATTGCACCCTTACGCCAGAACGGGTTGACCGAACCGGTGACAGTATTCAGGAACGTGATTGCAGCGCCGTTTGCAGGGGTCGCGGTTACGTTCTGATACTGGGCTTCCGCATCGGTGCTGCCGCCGTTGGAAACGATGGGCGGGCTGATTTTCACAGTACCCGTTCCACCGCTGCCGGTGACGATCTCTGTAATGCGGAAAGTCTTCAACTGTCCGGTGTCTTCTTTGGTGATGTGATGCACCGCATTGACGCCAGCAATGGTGAAGGCATCGCCAACCTTGACGGTTCCACCGCCCACCGCAATCGAAATGGTCTGATAGCGGTTATCAACGTTGGTCTGGTTGTAGCCATTACCAGAGGCCTGAGTAGCTACAGGGGTGTAGTACTGGTCAGCCGCTGCAATAGTTACGGTAGTGCCAGCCGCCGCAGTGAGGCGGTTTGCATAGTCCAGCTTGTGAGTCTCAAAACCAGCAACCAGACCAACATACGAGTCCTCGTATGCGCGGGTTGGTTTCTCGTTCATGGTTTCACGCGCCGCAAGGTTTCCTGCCATGCCGTTATAATCACGCGAAGAGAGCGCAATGTAGCGGTTATCCATGTCAATGCCCTGCTCATTAAGCATGGCGTCTGCTTCTGAAATATCATTATAGCCAGAGGCCGCAGCAGAGCGTTTGACAAACTGAGTGCCAAGATTAGCAGCGGTATTCATCAACGCGATGTTGATATCAGAGGCAAGCTTTTGCTTGGCCGCATCGGTCTTGCGGCTTGCCTGGGAGGCATCCCGCATTTCGCGCGCGTTCAAAGTGAAGTTGCTCGACCGAATGGTGCCGATCTGAGCAGGGACAGAAAGCTGTACGCTGTCGCCAAAGTTTCCGGTCTGGTCAATCCCTGAATAGGACTGAGCAATATACGGAACCGGACGCCAGATAACATCGCTTGAACGCTCTGCCTCTTGGTCGCCCATGTTGAACTTCTCAACCAGAGCGGACATTACCAGCTGATCGTTGAAGCCTTCAAGAAGGTCATCAAACATAACCTTTTCTTGTTTTGTAAATGCATTAGCCATTTCTTAGCCTTTCTTGCGGGACCGTTCCCGCTTGTACGCAAGCAGCTTTGTTCGGTCGCCTGTTCGGTCGGCCTCTTCTTCTAGCTGCGTTAGTTTTTTATCCGGTGTGAGCGCCGCGCCTGATGGCCCCTTAACGCGCTTTTCCGGTTTTGGTTTTGCTGTTCCGGTGACTTTCAAGTTGCTCTCCAGCTTTGCTACCTCAAAGGCGAATGAAATAAGGTCGGACTTTTCCGCCATGCGACTAAGAACGCTAGGGTTCTTTCCGAGGGCGTAGACAACAAGGTCAGGCTTTTCAGAATTGGCAATGATAACGCTCTGCTGGGCCACGCTTAGACCCTCTAGAACCGCCTCTTCTGCCTCTTCAAAGTCCTTGGCACCCAATGCCGCCTTTTTCTGCGCATAGCTTTGCAGTCGCTGATTATAACGCTCACGCGCCGCCTCACTTTCCTGCTCCGCTGCCTGCCTCTTGGCCTCATGGGCGCGCTTGCGCTCACTCCAGTCTAGAAATGCAGTCTCGAACTTTTCAGAATCATAATCAAAGTCTTCAAGCCGTGGCTTTTCCCCAACGTCCGAAGCTTGCGGCTGCTGAGATTGTAGCTTTGCCTCTAGCTCTTTGATCCGTTTCTTCTGGTCCTTATGCGCTTCTCGCAGCTTGCGAATGCCTACGCCTTGGTCCTCTGGTTCGTCCTCTTCACCTTCGATAGTGACAGTCAGAGCGGCGGCCTCTGGTTCGCTTTCCTCGCCGGTGTCATCGTCACTTCCTTCATCAGTTTCCGTAGTTTCTTCTTCGACTTCCTGAGCTTCGTCTTCGGCTTCAAGCTGTTCGCCTTCATCCGTCAACTCCTCTTCGGTCTCGATTTCCTCTACTTCGACTTCTGTTTCGCCTTTATCAAGCATTAGTCACCTCATACGCGCGCTATTGCGGGAGCGCGGAACCCGGTTGCCTCACGCCTTGCGGGGGCGTGGTTCCCGTCTCTGCCAGTTTGCCAGATACCGCAGCAGCGGCTTCTATGGCTTCCCGGTCTATGTCTGCGAGCGTCTTGATGGTGTCGGCGCGCTTGTTCGCGGCGCTCGCCTGCGTCTCTTCAATCTCTGCCATGACGTGAGCGGCATCGGCCTGGGCCTTGCGTGTCTCAGCCTCTAGATACTGCTGCTCTGGTGTGGGCTGTGATTGCTGCTCAGCGGCTGCTTCCATCTCTTCGGCCTCTTGGTCGGTTGGCTCAATAACGCCCATCTGCACCATTTGCTTGCGGAAATAATCGCGGACAGGAACAATGCCCTCCCCTTCCATGTTCATCATGGCCATAGAGGAGATGACCTTCTGGTCGTTAGGATCTGCGACAAGTGGAAGCATTTGCGTTAGGGCGCGCAGTGTAGCGCTTCTGCGGCTTGATGAGGTCGGCCCAATCTCCACAGAAACGTCAAACTTGGCTTGGCTCATGTCCGCCTCAACAACCGCCTCGCCATTGCTATTAAGAACCTTTCGGCCCAGCTCCACAAAATCAACGGCCTCCTGGCCATCCACAACCTTCATTGTTCGGCTCTCATCGGAATAAAGCTCTCTAGCCATCCCCAGCCAAATCTCTGCGCATCTGCGCTCTGCCTTGGCAAAGTTGGACATGTAGATATAGGCTTGCATGTCCAGACGGTTTTGAACCAGTTCAACAGCCTTGCCGGATAGGTTGCCCTCCATTGTGTCGCCGTTGGTCTGGTTGCCCAGGATGTCCGAAATGTCACCCTCTGAAATTTCCAGAAGAGCAGCCATGGCTTGCGGGACAGCGGGAGGCTCTTTAGATCCAATCGGACCGGTCGGGACTTCGTTCCCCTCTGCATCCTCTATGGCGTTAAGCAGAAGATACGCGGGCCGCTTAACGGCAGAGTTTGCCCATGCATCCCCATGGCCCTTGATCTGCTCAGGGGTAAAGATTGGCGTTGAAATGCCACCTACAGCGCTGGTCTCTGCCAGCACAGAAAGCTGCATATTCTTTAAGCGCTGGGCATCCTTGGCCAAACGCACATGCCCCATAAACCGCTCTTTGCCATCGACAAACCATCGCTTGCCATAAACAGGGACAATAGGAATCTCGGTGCCAGCAATATGGCCGCAATCCTCTAGAACGCCCGCACCAGAGAGAATATATTTGCGAACCTTTTTCTGCTTCACCTGCCTGGATGAAACGCGAACGGTTCCCACCTCGTTAAGGCGCGACTCTAGCTCAGGGTCAGCCTTGAACTCCTTATCCCAATACTTTTCAGCATTGCCGGAAATGTTGCGGTAGGTGTAGAGCGTCTGCTTCTTTTCCTCAACAACGTAGTATTCGGCCACATAGACTAGATCTGATGTTTCCCAATCAAATTCGTCATCAGTTATTTGCCGATCCCATGACGAAGGGTCTTCATCCCATTCCTGTATGTAAGCATCTCGTGACATGCCAGTGAGAACAAAGCAGAACCTAGCGTCAGACTTGTCTTGGCGCTTAGCCCCA